CCAACTAAAGGGGTTTGTAAAGCAGAAGAATATAAATTACCCGAAATACCAACACCACCAGCAACAACTAAACTACCAGTGGACGTTGAACTTGAATTTGAAGTACTGGATACACTAAAATAAGAAATAGTGTCAGTTTGAATTAGTCCAATTTTACTTGTTCCAACTACTAAATTAGATGGAGCGGCAACACTTAGAACTATGTTATTACCGGAAATAGAAAGAATTGATAGACTTTGTTGCACATTGGAAACATCATCATATAATAATAAAGCCTTAGATAAATCCAAAGTTGACGGTGGATTATTCACAACAATAGTATCGTTTGTTATATTTGTAGTTGTAATATTTAATACATAATAATTCATTTTAAATAAATTGATTTTCATTTCAGAGCCATCTTGTTTATAACATGGTAAGTTTTCATTAACGAAATTCATATCAATAGTTGATGAGTAAGTTAAACTTGATTTTTTAATCATTGGATATTGATGGTCGAATGTATTATTATTGAATCTCGCTATAGCACATTTCAAATATGTAAATGTTTGTCCAGTTGATACATTTCCAGTATAAATAACAAATCGTACATAAGAAATAGAAGTATTATTTAACATATTCATATTAGGAATTGACGACACACTTGAAGTGTTAGCATAATAAGGTTCATCGCCAGTAATCCAACTCCAAGAACTACCAAAAGGATTTCCTCCAATATCTGAAGTAATCAATGCTTTATTAGAATCATAACAGTAAATTCTAAATCTCCATTGATTATTGTCAGATTGTAGAGAAATGGAATCACCGGCACTAATAGGTATTAATTCGTTTTCATTAGGTGAATATATAATTATATTATTGCCTACAATTTCATAATGTCCGTCAACATGCTGCCTAATATTTGTAAATTTAGAATTATCGCATCCTCCATTACTATTATTGTAAGACATATATTTAGTATCAGTTGATAAGTCAATAAAGTAATCAACATATTGCTGATTTGATAATGATTTCATAACACAATTGCGTTGACCTAAATCGGTAGTTGGTGGATTTGTATTATTTCCACCTGTTCCATAATATGAATAAGTGATGATATTGTATCCTGTAGTTGCACCAAAATTAATTACACCACTTGTATTGCTTTCGAATCTCGTATCAACTACCTGATTATAACTTCCACTCTGGAAATCAATAGTAGCATTATTCTCAAAGCCACCATTATGGAAAATATTATGATTGTATGACGGATGACTTCCATCATCATACAGAGTTATACTATGAACAGTATTGAGATAAAATTGATTCTCATTAATCCAACCAACATTATTTAAATTCCAAAGTTCTAACCACAATGTAGAGTCAATATAAAAATTGGAGTATCCGCAAGAATAATTATAAGTTGTAGCATCTGGAACATAAACTTGTGTATAATCACATCCTGAAATAGTAATATTTTGTTGTTTTGCACCCATAATTCTAATAGTAGGGTAAGTATGCGTTCCATTTCCTGTTCCACGATTAACATAATAAATTAATTGATTAGGATTTACTCTAACGGCATTACCTCCCAAAATAACGCCAATATAATCTATTGCTCCATTACAATAAATAGTAGCATGTGGTGCAAATAAGCCAATAGTTCTAAAATCTAATGTGTCGGTAATAGTATAAATTCCATCCATGTATAAACCTTTATTTGCAGAATTAGCAGCGGCAATTGCTAATAATAAACCTGAAGTATCATCTCCACCAATACCGACACCGTAATCGTTAGCAATAATAAATTGTCCGTATACTTGTCCGAATATATTTCCCTTAACACTTAATCCCCCTAGAATTTGTACAGCACCTGTAGAAGATGATGTGGTATTTGTAGTATTAATAACTTTAACAAGTCCATCAAAATTTGCAATTCCATGCATTGTTGAAGAACCACCAACATAAATATTTCCACCTAAAGTAACCGCACCGCTTAAAGTGGATGAAGCAGCAACATTTAGATTATTAACTAATGTATTACCGACAGTTAGATTATTACATCCAATGCCACCACCAACAATTAATGTACCAGTAGTTGTTGAAGTGGATTGAATAGTTCCGTTTAATGTTAAGGTGTCGGTACTAATTCCACCAGCAATGTCTCCATAAATAGTTCCTCCTACATATAAATCTTTACTAATTCCACATCCGCCTAATACTTGAAACGAACCGGTTAACGTATCCGTACTATTTGTAGTATTCCATATTTTGCCAATTCCACCAATATTTATATTTTTAGCAATACCTAAACCGCCACCAATTTGAAATGATCCAGTTGATGTACTTGTACTATCATTAGTTGATGTAATAACTGTCTCACTTTCATATACAATATCGCTACACGTAATTGTTCCATTTACTGTTAAATCATTACCAAAATATACATTTTTAACAACCCCTAAACCTCCATTAACAACTAATGAACCTGTCGATGCACTAGTTGAATCAACAGTGGAAGACAAAATAAATTCCCCATCAGTATTAATATTACCACCAACATATATACCACCATCAATCATAAGGGCACCAGTTCGAGAACTTGTTGAATTTTGTGTAGAAGTTAATATAAGTTCTCTTGCTACAAGATTGTATTGATTATCGTAAATAATTTCACAAACTGACATTTTCTGTCGATATAAAATATAGTTAGATTATTTTTCTTACATAAATTTACTGTCAAAAATATATAATAGTTATAAACAATTAAAATTATGTTTTAAAATATTATTTTCACAATTAAATTTATATACAATTAAATGGCTATCTCAGTTGTTCCAAACATCGATTTTAATCTAATGCATAAAGATATTATGCTTGAAGCAGGTGAAGATGTCACTATAAGACAATGGGCATCTACTAACTATTCAAATTCATCATGTTCTTTTTCTACCCCGCCCCCATCAATGTCAACATTTATTGACAGATGTGTGATTATTGGCATTCCTGTAACAATTACTTACGCAGGTACTACATCAGGTTCTGCTCTTTTACAAGGGTCGTACGATGCTCTGCGCGCATACCCAATTGCATCTATTACTAATTCATGCCAAGTAACAATCAATAATAATACTATGTCCATGCAAGTATCTGATATAGTTCCAGCACTTTCACATTATATCAAACATAAAAAAATGCCACCATATCCATGGATGCTTGATAAATATGCAGTTTATGCCGATGGGGTAGCAGCAAATAATAATCCCCTTGGTCAATATTTTAATAAAATATCGAATGATTTAGTACCACGTGGTGCTTATCCAATGGTAATTGTAAATGGAGCAACAGCATCAAGTATTACAGCGACTATCTTTGAAGTAGTTTGGCTCCCACCTTTCCTAATGGAATCAGATGAAGGTCTTGGATTTTCTAATGTTCGTACTATGGATTTTGTATGGAACTTTTCATCTAATCTATCAAGAATTGTATCACATGCAACATCAAGCGCAACATTTTCATCTGTATCAGTCGCTCTTAATCAACCAACATTGTACATGAAATATACTACCCCTAAAATGGGATATGTACCAAGAACTCTACAATATGGTTCACATGAAATTAATCGTTATCCAACTTCTTATAGTTCAGCACTTACCCCTAATAGTTCAGCAACTATTGTTTCAACAAATATGCAATTAAATGCTATCCCAAGTCATATGTATCTATTTGTGAGAGAAGCAAACGCAAATCAAACATATGCGAGCACTGATACATATGCCGTTATTAATGGTATAAATTTGAGTTTCAACAATGTATCTGGTATTATGTCATCAGCTTCAGAAATGGATATTTATAACACATCTAAACAGAACGGTTTACAAGATGATTGGGAAGAATATCATGGAGTTATTGCAAATATGGGTACACAAGTTGGAACAGTTGGATCTGTTGCAAAACTTGCTTTTGGTAAAGATATTACTTTACATTCATCTGATTATGTTGGTAAGATTGGCGCTTATAATCTCCAAGTCAATGTATCAGTAACAAATCGCAACCAATCAGTTAATATAACATCTCCAACTTTATACATCGTCACTATAACTCCAAGTACATTGACTATTCATGAGAGTGGACATACTGATGTAATTCTTGGTGTTACTCCATTGACAAGTGGACAATATATTCCATATTCAGCAATCAACAAATATTATGGTGGTTCATTCAGGGACTTTATTGGAAAAGTTGGTAGGTTTCTATCTCCAATAAATAATTTTCTAAAGAAAACTGGTTTAGTTTCTAAAATAACAGGAATTATTCCACTTCCAGGTATGTCAACAGTATCAAGTGTCGCTAAATCCTTAGGTTACGGTGAAGATGGAGAATGTGGTGAAGGCGGAAGAGTAATGTCTCGTGCAGAACTTAAACGTAGAATGAAGAAGATGTAATACCCAAAGATAATTCATATTATTTCAAATTTAAATATAAAAATATTTAAATTTATTATTTCATTCTACTTAATTTTTCCATTAATTCAGCCATTAAATTCGCTCTTGCATTAACAACAGGATTTGCAACATATTCTTTTTTAGGTGGTAATCTTTCCCATGTTGCTTTTTTAGGTGGTTCAACTAAATTAGGAGGTAACATTGGTGGTGGTGGTGGTGGAGGTGGCGGAGGAGGTATATCATACAATTTATTTTCTTGAATTTCTATTTCTCGACTAGATATGGGTTTACCTGATATTAATTTGTCAGTTAATAATTTAATATTATCACTAATATTTACCAATTCGTGAATAACATTTTTGTTCATTTTATCGAAATAATAGATATTGGATAATCTAACTAAATAATCACTATGTTTTTCACCTTTATATGCTCTATGTTTTTTCTTTAAAAAATTAGTCCAATTTGATACAGAACCGCCAAAATTTTTATTTAATTTAACGATTCTATCAATCTTCGTTCTATTCATTATCTTGGATAATTATATATAATTATCTAAGATAATTATATATAAAGTATTATATACACTTAGAGAAAATGTCGGTTCAAAAAACTCCTATTGTACTACCTTACCAAGACAAACTAATTGAACAATTAAATACTATAGCAAACGAAATTAATAGTATGAACATAGGTATTGTTATTAGACCTGAAGAACTAATTATTAAATCATACGAAGAATACGCAATTTTGAAAGGTTTTAGAAATAAAACTGTTCAAAAAAACAAAGATAAATTTAAAAAATTTCATGACAAGGTATTTAAATCGTCATTCTATGATGATGATTGATTTTACTGTATTATAAATTTAACACCCTTCATTATTTCTTTTGTATAATATTCTTTTAATGGATTTGGATTATACATTCTAAATCTATAAAAGTTTAATGTTTCATGAACTGGTTTTATTGGTTTTAAATCATTTTCTCTTAACCATAATAAAGATTCTGGATAATTCCAATATCTTTTATCAAATAATATTGATTGTATCATATAAAATTAAGATAGAAATTATAATCTATGAACACTAAAATAATTCAATGCGAATTTCATAATGTCATCTGTAAGATTATTTACAATAATATTTATTTTATTTTCTACTATTGATTCTAAATGTGTATTATGTAATATTCCTGCTTCACTAATAATTTCAAATCCAGCATGAATAATTGGGTCAATTATATCAGTTGTTATTGTATATCGTGCGCATGAATTTGGTTCAAGTACTAAATCATTTAATGTTTTAGTTTCGAATTTTGTTGTTTGTACAGGAATATTTTCAATATTGACTGTTTTAAAATTTTGTATGTGTTTATTATCTAAAGTTTGTTTAATAATTGATTGTGATACTTCTATATTTGGTACTATTCCAGTTACATCAGGTAAATTTTCAGTAGGTGGACATTCAGTTCCCCGAACGACAATACGTGGCATTTGTATATTATAGATTGCGATATTAAAATTAGCAACAAAAATTATTTTCGTAGTTAATTTTATAACATTACAACTATGGAAGTCGATGGTCTTTATGGTGGACGTAAAATTACAAGGAATCGCAAAGTTATAAGAAAACGTAAAACTGCTAAGAAAGGAGGTTTATTTTTCCATGAAACTTTTAATAAATTATATAAAAAAATAAGAGGTCACGGTGAAGATGGAGGTATTCCAGTTGGTGGTATTCCAGTTGGCGGAGATTATGGTTATGGTGAAGATGATTTTGATGGTGAAGATGGTGGTTTTTATGCAATACAGCGTAAGAAAAAGAATGGAACTAAATATCTAAGTAATTTAAAAATTGAAACTCTTGCTAAAAAACTGAAACCATTATTCAAAAAGGATGTATCAATGAAAAGTTTAAAAGTAATAGCAGAACATATTCAAAGTGTACCTAAAAGACAATCTTATCCATCAATTAAAAATGGATTATATGAAGAACCAGTATACAAAAATATGGCATTGAAAAAGAAATCAACACGTAAAACAACAAAGTCCCGCTATCAAAAGAAAACAGAAAGAGAGAAAGCAGCAAGAAAAACAGCAACAAAAAAGGTTCGTGAATTTAATAAGAAGAGAACCGCAAAGAAAACAGGAAAGAGAAAACTTACTCCATACAACAAATTCGTAAGTGTACAAAGAAGGAAAGGTTTATCAATGTCGGAAATTGGTCAATTATGGAGAAGTAAATAAATTTAAATATCTATAAAATTATTTTCATTGCTAATTTTATATTAAATGCTTAAGTATCAAAGGAAACCACCAAATTCTTATCCTAAAAATATTGTAAAAAATATGAATCTGTTAAGAATAGACAAACGTAATCCAAAAAATATGTTCGTTATTGGTTCATCATCATTTAGAATTCCAATTTATCCAAGTGATACAGATTTCTTTGAAAAAGTATCCCATGGTGATACTAAAAAGGAGTGCATACAATTCTTCAAAAGAAATATCCAAAGAGTTGTTAAAGAGATTAAAAATAAAAAGAATAGTTATTTAATGGAAGTTAAATGTGGTGTTGATAAACGATATGATTTTAAGATTGGAACTTGTAATAATAATGTTTTTACACCCGATAAAGATTTATTAGGTTTGGTAGAAACTATGTTTAATATGAAATTATTTAGTAATAGTGAATTCGATACTATTATGGACATATTAGACAATGCATTTAAAGACCAATTAGGATTTGAAACTATCGGACAAATTAAACGGAAACATTACATTGTTCGTTGGAATTCTACTGAAATATTAAAGGGATACAAATTTTTAGATAATAATGGGGGTAAATACATATTAGAAGAAGCGATTGATAATGTTTCTCCGATTAATATTGAGATGTTAAGTATAATGAATAATAAAATATCGGATAGTTCTAATTTCTTTTATTTAACATATGAACATAATAACAAAGACTACATTATTAATACATCTTCCGAAGCATTACTTAATTTTGAACATTTCTTTACTGAAAATTTAAAGGGTGCAATAGAACAATCAGCATATTCTAAATTTGATTATAATCCGATGAAATTAGCAAAGAGATATTTCTCATTGGGAGTATTTATAAAAAATAGTAATTTATTAGATAAAGTCAGTGAAATTATTAATAGTAGGGCTGGACTCATTTATCAATTAAAATCTGAAATAGCAACTGTAATGAAAGGAATTGAGCACATTAAAAATATTCCTATTAGAATTTTAAAGGAACAAATTCAAAATATTAAATATCGTATGGCAAATGTTTTGGAAATTCCGCAAACTATTTTAATAGAATTAGATAATGTTTTAGATAAATTAGATAAAGTAGCATATGACCCTGAAAAGATATATGAAATGCTACATAAAATTAAGGAATTATTAGTTGAAATTGTAGATCCAGAAGTTAAACATATGTTAGAAGATGCAGGACTTTATCCAGTTCCAAATTATTATTTACCTGAAAAAATAAAATATTAATTAAATATATAGAAATGGCGCTTACTTATGAAGAGGCTCCTAATGCAATACCTATTGTAAAAATTAAGGGATCCAAGAAAATAATTTATTTAGTAGAAGACGATGATACCTTTGTTGAAATACCAACACAAAATATAGAAGCACATAAGTATATTTGTCCTTATTGTAAAAATATATTATCAACTAAAAATAGATTCATTTATCATATTAAAATATGTGAAAAAAGTTCACAATCAGTAAATAATATGTATGCTAAAATAAATACGAATAAACAATATCCATTACAAAAGATACCAAGTAATAACCATGAGGTATTATTTGTGACGGGTATTCCTGGTTCTGGAAAAACATATTGGACAAATGAATATGTTAAAGCATATAAAAAATTGTATGGGAATTATGTTAAAGCATATAAAAAATTGTATGGGAATAAAGTTTATTTATTCTCTACTCATGATAAAGATGAAACAATTGGTAAAGATGACAAAAATTATATTTCCATTGATGTAACAGATGAATTATTAAAAGAACCTTTTGAATTAAAGGATTTTGAAAATTCATTAGTTATTTTTGATGATATTGAAAGTTCTAAATATCCGAAGGCAACTAAATATCTATTAAGTTTAATGGAGGATATTGCTAAAAATGGTAGACATTATCATATTTCTGAAATTTATATTAATCAAGAATGTAGGAGCGGAAAAATAACTAAAAAAATTTTAACTCTTATGACTGGTTTGGTATTCTTTCCAAGTGGAGAAACTTATCAAACTCAAAGACTTTTAATGGATTATTGTGGAATGTCTAAGAGAAGAGCATTTGAAATTATGAATATGAAAACAAGATGGGTTTATTTTTCGAGGGCAAGACCCCAATATATAATTACTGAACATAGTTGTTTCATTTTAGGCAAAGAAGCTTACGGAGTTAATAAATAATTATAAAATAATATTCTAATATTATTTTATATGGATATCATACATCGTGCGACAAATAATGAAGAAATTTGTAAAATAGTTCCAAATTGTAAATTCTTTTTGTATTCAGATTTATATAAAGTTAAAACTATTGATGAATTATTACCTAAATCAATCGTTTTATATCAAACTGCTAAAGTTGGACATTGGATTGGAGTATTTAAAAATAGTGAAGGTATTAATGTCTTTGATTCATTGGGTTATTTACCCGATGACGAATTAAAAAATTTACCAAGAAGTATGAAGGAACGATTACATCAAGATTATACATACTTAACAAGATTACTTTATAATTCTAATAGAAAAATTATAGTTAACGATGTTAGATTACAATCTAAGGGAACATCTACATGTGGTATGCACGTAGCATATAGATTACTACATTCCGATATGTTAAATGATGATTATGTTAGAATGATGATGAAAATTAAGAATAAGGATTTATTTGTTGCAAATGAATTTATGAAATATTTAAAATAATTTCACATCTAAATATATATAAAAATGACACAAACTTTCGATGGACCGCTTTATTATACTATTCAAACTAATAACACAGGCGTAACTTCAACTAATTTAAGTTTGGATATTACTTTAAATCAACCTATTTTACATAAAGCATCAGAATGGGATGTTTCAGTAATTAGATTTGTTGTTCCAAATTATAACACTCCTATATTTACTTTCCAAGATAATACATATCAAATGAAATTAAGTTATAATGGTGTATCTACTACTTTATACGTTCCTTATATACAATTCAATGTTAGTACAACCTTTAGAGGAGTATATGAAATACAAGATTTTATTGCAATGTTGAATAATGCTCTTAAATTGATAGTCACACAATTAAATGGTTTAATTTCATTACCAGTTGGTGCAACTACAACGATACCCTACTTTTCATATTCTGAAACTACAACATTATTATCATTTACCGCAGATAAAACATTATATGCATCAGATGGAACGGTTGCATTACCAATAACTTTATCATATAATGGTGCTTTATTTCAAAAAATACACGGATTACAGGTATATGTAGATGTAAATTATATAAATCAATTAGTTCAAAATAATGAAAATGGAAATACAAGTGGAAATAATTATATTATGACAAGTCAACAACCTTTATTTCAACAATTAACAGATTTTGCATCAATTGTATTTACTTCTAATTTACCAACACAAAATGAATATATTGGCTATAATACTAATACTGCTCAAATTACTGGTTCACAGACTCAGCAAATTGCGTTACCAGTGTTATCAGATTATTCACCCACAGGATTTACTATCTCTAATTTTCACGAACCAATTGTATATAATGCAGTAGTTCCATATCGTCAAACACAATTAAGAGGTAATAATACTATTAATAATATACATATTAATGCATTTATCGTTAACAATGCGGGTACATTTATCCCTGTTCAATTACCGCCTTCTGGTAATGCCAATATTAAATTAATGTTTACAAAAAAGGCGACTAATAAATACGCTTAAGTGAAATGCTTAAATATACTCTAATATTTTTAAAATTAATCTTGCTAATTTATAACATATAATTGTTTTAAATTTTTGTCTATTATGATTTCTTCTATATGCTAAAATTACTATTACTTCTTCTATATTTTCACAATAATATACATTATTATCCATATATAATATATTTGGATAATTTAGTCAAATAGTGAAATTGAATAATCAAATTTAGGTTTATCTTTAATTACTATTTCGGTTATTCTTGGAGATATGTAAGTTTGTTTATTAAATTTAGTTGGTACAATTTTGAAAATAAATTTAAATACTTTATTATTCGCTTTTTTCCAATCAAAATTAACTAATTCATTTTGCTTCTCGTCAAATACCTTCATATATTTTGACATCTTCATTACTAATGTTCTATGTTCTTTTTCTTCCTTATCTGTCCAATTTTTAACTGATTGGGGGAGAAGTTCTGAAAGTCTTTCAAATTGTTCATTCTTATCTATATCTATTTTCATTGTTGGTGTCTCAAATGCTGTATCTATGTATGCATTTATAAAACCAGATGTCATAAAATGATTATTCATTAAATTATCTTCATTTACTTTCTCGATTTTAGTTGCCATAATTTAGTATTTTCCTATATATAATAAGAAAACATATTTATTTTTAAAAAATTAAAATTCTATATATTTTAATAATTTTCTCTACAAAATGGACAAGATATTTTTATATTAGTTGTTATGTTATATTTATTTAAAACTTCTAAATCTCTTTGTACCATTTTGTCATAACACTCACAACATATTCCATTATGACAATTATCACATATTTTTGAGTTTACATCAATTTTGTCATTTAAACATATACTACAATTTTCGTTAAGATTGTTTATACTACTGTAATAACTAATCATTTCATTAAAACATGATTGACATTGATATACATCATATTTAATCAATCCAAATTCTTTCGCTTTAATCTGATTTTTATCAAGGCATTGCATGCATATATTATTACTACAATGGTCACATTTCTCTGTGTCATCTGAATTACGTTTGCATATTGAACATTGTGATAAAGTTTCTAATTCTATACCATACACCATAATATTGAATTTTAAAAATCCCTTTTTCTCTGTCTTAAAAACTTTTGATAATCCTAATGTTAATTTACGTATACATTGATTTTCTTTCATTGATGGACGTTTTTTTTCCTCATCCAAATATTTAATTCTATATATCAATTTTCCATCTTTTCTCTCCTTTGTATTAGCAACCTTTATTATTTCACCTTCCTTTAAACTTCTCTTAGTGTTATGTATTGCATCTCGTAATTCCTTCGTTATTCTTGTATATATATATGTATCATCATGTTTAATTATCATTTCTTTTGGTATTTCATATTTCATACATAAATGTCTTCCGTAGTATTTAACTTGGTCCTGTTGGGTTTGCATTTTCTTATATATACTTAGTTTAGATAATAATTTTATTTTTATATAATTATAATAAAAATCCTATAGTATATTTAAAATATTCTAAAAAAATAATTCTTCTCTGAGAAAAAATATTATAATTTTAATGTGGCTAATAATTTTATTTTGCATCATCTCCAGTTTTCTTCATTTGATAATAATCTTTTTTATCTTTTAAAATCTGTTCTTTATGTTCAATATAATATTTCTTTGAAACATCTTTAATCTTTTGTTTGAACTCTTCATCATTTATATATCTTTGATGATAATAATCTTTTGCTCTCTGACTCAAAGGCATCCTATATATATTTATATTAGATTTTTCCATTATAACAATAATGGAAAAAGTCCGGTAATGAAATTAAATGATTCATCTAACGGTATACTTTCTATATTTATTATAGAAAATAATTTTAGATTACGCTTGTCTTGATGTCTATATAGGTTTAGACATTACCATAAATAAAACCAACTAAACCAACCACTTGAAAACTTATTGTATTCTTCACCGGCATGTCTTAATCGATATAATCTTCTTCTCTCATCATCATAATGATTTTGATTGTGATATAATGCTAATGCTGTTTTATCTTCGTATTGTTCATATCTTTTATCACCAAATGGAATATATTTTAATTTATTAGTATGCTTATGTTCAAGTACTGCATCATATTTCTTGTTTTTAGTTTTAGATTTTAAGAATCCTAATAATATGTAATCATTCGGATTTTCCACCTTCATTTATATTAATAGTATCTATTTTTTTATGAACTTTATTATATTCCTTCTGTTTAGTTAATAGTTTCTCTTTATTTGCTCTATAATATTCTTTTGCTCTTTTGCTTATATTTTCCTTATTTAATTTATAATATATTTTCGCTTGTTCTTTTATTTCTTCTTTATGTTTGGCTTGATATCTTTTAGCGTTTTCATTCATTCTGGCAATTCTTTCCTCTGGAGTAAATTTTGCTTTTCTCATCTATAGTGTATATATATTAATAAAAGATATTTTATTTTTATATATATTTATAATGTTTTTAATCTTGAAATAATTGTATATCCTATATTATTATAATTTTGACTTTTTTGTAGTATATCGTTGTCTTCAGTTGCCCAATAATAAGATTTTATGGACTTTCCTTCTATACTATAAATTGTACCGGCATAATCTAAATCAAACAGTCTAACCTTATTAAACAATATTTTCTTTGGTATGGTAAATGTTGTATTTTCAAAATGAATTATATCGTCTTTAACTTCCGAAATTATAAATTTATTTCGATTGTATACTCCCATATGTTTATATTTATTTGTTATACATCTAAGTTTCAAACCTTTCTTTATTATTGCTTTACCATTCTTAGCGTATCCTAATTTATTAGCAATTAGCATATTATATTTATCTTTTGTATCATTTCTATATGTTATAATCATTTCCGCTTCATATGGCGTTTTAGTTGAATATTTATTTACTTCATTTATTAAATTCTTTTGTGTCATATGTAGTACTTCGTTATAATATGTTTCTGTGAAATTGTTTCTATGATTAGTATTTAATTTAGTTGTTGTATCACAAAATATGAAATTCTTAACATTGTCTGGTAAAATAAATTTTGTACCGATGGTTGGGAGTTGTTTAAAATCGCCAACACATATTATATTCTTATATAGCATTTTGCATTTTAATAATAAATTAAATGTCTTGCGATTATTTGTCATTCCTATTTCGTCTATAATAATTAAGTTTTCTTTTGGAATCTGATTTGATTCGACGAAATGAGTTATTACATTGTTATTAAATTGTGTATATGGTTGTCTTGCTTCGTGTGTTGGTGTTAGGATTATATAATCGTTCTTTTCAATTCTATATTTTATTAATTTTATTGTTTCTTCATCTGCATCTGGCATTAATTTTTGTAGATATTCATTTGTATTATTAGTTAATGTATTTAATATTAATGTTGTTTTACCAACCCCAGCATAAACTGTTTGTAAACTTGTATAAGTTGATTTTGAAAATGTTCCGTAAATATCTTTAACTCCTTGTGAGATTATTGATACTTGATTTTTAAAATATTTCTTGGTGTTTAAATCCTCCATCTTATAATTATTATTTTTTGCATATTCAATCACATCATTTTCTTCATTATTAAATGTTATACTATCGATGCGCAATTGAACTAAATTCGATTTATTTATATTTAATGTTTTCATTGTTTCATAGATATTCATATTATGTTGATGTCTTACCTGTAAATAAATAGGTAGTTGATTATATAGACATATATTTTCTGCTATGTTCTTTTTGATACCAATGAATTTATCATTTATTGTCTTTGTAAATACTCCGTCCAATCTATCCACTTCATCATTTGTGGTTATATAATCTAATATATTTGTATTAGGGGATATCTTATTAAAATTCTTCGACATTTTACCTATCATTATATTTACTATTTCTTTCTTAACGTCTTTACCACAGAATTTTTCCAAATCATCAATCATATTGTAGTAATAATTTGGTGCTATTCCGGTTTCTATCTCTTTTAATATTTCGAATTCAAACCCGTATTTTTTGCATTTAATTAAATGTTCCCCTGTATAAATACCTTCTTTACTCATTAAAATATTTGGTATATCGTCTTCACATTTTATTAATTTAGCAAAATATAAAAAATGTTCTTTGATTTTTTGATTAGTATAATTATTAATCTTATTTATTAGAAAATCAAATGTTACTAAATATGGAATATTTTTCAATATATTTGAATATGCGCTATTCGCGTCTATACTAACTAAATTATCATTCATTGATTCTTTAAATTGCTTATCATTGCATCTATAAATTGGAATTATTGGCATATACTTATATGGAAAACAATAACTCTTTGTATTGGATTGACAATAATGATTTGATAATATATTTGTTAATGAGCCTACATCGAAAATATCAGGTGCTATATTTTCATTAATATTTAGTTTTGTCAGAATCGTTTTGCATTCCGTATATTTATCGTTATCTACATATTTATTATCTTCAAATTCAAATGAATATACGAAAGGTTTTGTTTGACAATTAATTGTTTCTTGTACATTTTCAACACCATTTTCTAATGGATCCTCTTCATATTCAATTGTTTTATCGTAAACACCATCAATATATACATTGGATGGTATTTTTCCATCATCTAAATATTTAATCATTTTATTATATAAATCGCTTTCTATTACAATATTTTTAGCATTCCGTTTTTTTAGATATTTACCATCTACGTAATGTATATGATTACCCATACAAATACAATTAAAATTTGCATCCTTAACACCATATTTTAATTCACCTGAACCATCATATATTCCGTATGTAAAATCTGTCTTTTGTTGAATTGTAGTGAAAAAATCAATTAATTCTTTGATTGATACTCCAGATTTTGATAATTTATTTAGTAAGTCCTTGTGTTTGTTAAAAATATTTTTTCTTTCTAATAATGATACGACACAATTATCGCCTGTTCCTAATTTGCTAATAACATTCACAAAGGCATTTAAATAATTTATATCACCTTTGAGTACCATATCCAACCAATCAGAAACTGCATGATTTCCTACATTCATTATATATCTAATACCTTTAATCTTTCCAAATGTTTCTGCGTTGTATTCTTTAACAGCATTCTTAATAATATTATTAACTTTTGGCGTACTATTAACATTTTGAACAAATGTATTATCCAATGTTAATTTTCTGAACGTATATTTCTTTGGTGTTTGTTTAAATTTACGTTCCAAATTTGTTTTCTCGAGTTTATATATCTTTTTGGTATTAAAAAAAACCTTTCCTTTACTTTTCTCAGCATGTCTTAATAAGCTAGAAGATAATTTAATGCACATATAAATTGTTATACTTACTGGCAATTTTCCATAATTATTTAATTGGAATTGCGCTATTCTTCTATCGGCTTCTTTTTTGATTTCTTTGTTTTTCTTCTCTAATTTTTCTACTTGGTATCTTATTCTGATCATATCTAGTGCAAATTTTAAATCGTCTTTTTTGGTACCGATCCAATCGATTTTTCCGATTGATTTTCCAAATTGCTTTTTCATCAATCGTCTATAACCATTAAATAACTTATAGTAGTATGATTTAGTTTCATTAGTGTTTACGATTCCTCCTTCCATGATGTTATATACTTAATTTAGATAATAAATTTTATTTTTATATATTATTAATTTTAATTAAATCTATAGTATATTTAATTAAAAAAGAGA